GTTTTTTTTTTAGGGCCCACTAGCGTGAACTAGTTGACGCAGGTATATTTTATTGTTTTGTGTTGATTGGTGTTGTTATGGAGTAGTGAGCATGTGTATGCGCGTGTGGTGGCAAGAATGTGCTCACACAATCGGGACTGAGAGACCGTAGTCCTTAGATAAAATCTTCTCGACACGTGATGAATATGTGGTCTCTCCATAGGTACATTTACAGTCATGATGGATCAAAATGAGGTCATTTGGCGTGAAGCGATATCGACGAAAAAGGTCATCATCTGTTATCTCTTCTTTGTGCACTCCTGAGTAGTCAATGAAGTTAAAGGTATTCACGTGGTCAGTTAGCTCGAATTCGTCGCTGATGGTTGTCTTTGTTGTGACCAGAGGATTGAGTTGATTGAGAGTTGGGTTATCGATACCGGAAAGTAAGCCAGTCATAAGATTGTGCTGAAACTCTATGGCTCTCTTCTCAATGTCTCCTTTGCCGGGCAAGTCACCACGGCAAGTGCCACTGGCTCGATAAATGACTCCAGGGTTTAAGATGGCAACGTATTCGCCTTTCTTGTTCTTGACAGGTGAATGTTTCAGAAATTGAAGGTCCTCTATTATCTCGCAATATTCTAGTGAAGCTTGGTATCCGCAATTCTCAAATGCAGTAGGTATGTTGTGAAACTCGGTGTGTTGTAATGACATGTAATGTGCAATGACTAAGTAGGTGTAACAATGAGTCAATGTCGTTAATGTGCTGCCAGATTGTAAGGTTGGATTGATAGGTTCTACAAAAGTCCGGAAGTATTGGTTGTTGAAAGCGGTGTTAGATTTAATTATTGCTGGAGCGTAAAATTGAGTGTTGTAAATGTCAATGTAGCCCTTTGGGACCCCAAATGACCTAAGCATTAGTTCCAGCACGAAGGGAGTTTGTGATGAATCGGCGGACTTCAAGTCCAAATTGGCACACTTTATCGTACCATTAATGTTCATCCCGATGCAAGCATCGTCGCTGAACACGACTATTGTCAGATAAAATGTAGTGTACCATATGGCATTGAAAGCTTCCATGATATCAGAGGGTGTAGGTTTTGGAATAAATATATATCTACATTTGTATTCGCCTTCACCGAAATACAACCATTTGTTACCAAATCTTTCCTTGATATGTGTGACTAGAACCGCTCCTTGTAATGAAGCTGGGACTGCAAGATCGACGACTATGCGGCCGATCTTGCCAAACTTGGCTCTCTCGTCCGGTTTCATCTTCAGTACGACGTATGGCGTCCAATTAACTGATCCATAGTAAATATGTTTATTACTGCCCGTTTCAATTTCAATGATCGTTCTCTTACGTAGCTTTAATTTTGGATGTGGTAATTCTTTCAAGATGGCTAAACACGAATCTATGTCTAATCCGAAGTCGCTATCGCAACCGTGCTCCTCCAGTGTTCGTCTCACTTGGTTGAACAAGGCTGTGAAGACTTTCCTTTGGTTGGACAATAGAGTGTTTTCATACTTTAAGATCGATGTATCATCTAGATCACCTTCGTTAACAGGTAATCTACAAGCAAAGAGGCGTTGTAATGACAACGTGAGATTGTGATTATTACAGGCATAAATTACAGAATTAGATGCAAATCTGTACCCATAAAGGGTTCTATATCTACCATCGAAGCAGCAATCATAGAGTTCTGAATTGTGGACCTCCGGTGGGAAGACGACTCTATTATTGACATTGAATTCGTTATCTGCTATTCTATATCTCTCATTAAAGACATATCTTGGTTTGACTGTGATGTTTGTGGGTAATAGTCGACCAATACCTAGGCAGTGTATACCATCACTCCTAGGCTGGTCGACATGTTGTGTATAAAGAAACATGCCTTGTGAACGTCA